GGAGATCAGGTTGAGGTATTTGATGTGGTCGGCGTACTGGGGGCTCGCCTCGGCTCCAGAAGGAGACTCGGTGACGTTCACCAGACCATTCCAGGCGTAGCCGGAGTTGTAGGCCCCGCCCGCGTCCGGAAGGTACAGAACGCCGTGATCGACGCCGGCTTCGTAGACCCTCTCGCCGGTCTCGTCCCACGTGAGCTGTGTCATCGTCGTCCTTTTCGTCAGTAGTAGAGATCGAAGACGTCGTGATTGAGGTTATCTGCTACGAAAGTCCGAACGTGCGAACTCATCGGCAGTTCTGCGACACGATTTGGTATTTCGCTGTCTGGGTTCCGGTCGATGATTGTAACTTGGTATTTCTTGACGTGTCGATATGGCCTATTATCGGCGTATCGAGTATCGAGAGGTTCTCTGTTGTAGAGAATACATGGGTACTTCATTTGCACATTTGCTGGCGGCTGGAAATATACATTCTCATTTCCAGCACACACCTTGAGAATGTCATGGAGTTGGAGGCGTTGGCCCATGGTAAACTCCTCCCAGCCTTAACGTGAGACGGGGACTCTGCACTTCAACCTCTGAAACGGTCCACAGAGCCCCCGCCCACGAAATATAGCGAATGGCAAAGATGTGCCCACTTAGATAAGGATCCGAGACGACACTGATCGAGTTTCCAACAGAAATATCGTCGTTCACTTTACTGCCGTTTTCAAGGCGACGTGTGTTTCTGATCACGTTCCCTGAATATGGCTTTTCGGTGATGACGTCTTCCCAAACCCCATCAGTTTCAACAGGCTCCCCGAATCCAATCACTCCGTGGTATCTCGCCATGTTGAACCTCTGTCTATCAGACGATCACGTCGGCGGTGAACGTCCACGAGGTCGTGATGTTCGGCGGGAAGTAATAGCCGACGTCGGGCTCGGCCGTGATGACCGTCGTAGCCTCGGAGGCGATCGGGTCCTGAGCACCGGCAGTCACGACGACGCCATCCTGCTTGTAGACCACGCCGGTGACGTCCGGAATGGTCACAACACCGGTGGCGGTGACGAAGGTCGGCGTCTCCGGAGCGACGAGCGTCCCAGTGCCTCGACTGAAGACCAGAGCGCTCTTGAACTTGGTGAGAGCACCGGAAACCCGGGTCTCGATCAGGTACTTGTACTGGTTGTAGTCGATGTCGAAGTCGTCGAACATCGACACCTGGCCGCCCTTGTCGGCACCGATGGAGTAGTCCGACAGGTTGACCAGGATCGCGAGGAGATCGCCACCGGTGGTGGTCTCGTCCTCCATGACCTCGACAGTGACGATGTTCTTGACCCTCAGCGCCGTCTCCAGCTCGGCCTGGGTCGGGTACAGACGACGACCGATCGCGTCCTTGATCAGGAGCAGGTCGGTCAGCAGCGCCTCGGTGCAGTACATCGTCGGGTTGCCGGCGCCGCGGTAGTTCGGACGAGCGCGGACGAGCGCCTCGACCAGGGCATCACCGGTGATGTGCGGAGCGATGGTGACCTGGTGTGCGTAGAAGTGGTCGTCGTGCGCGATGGGCCGGATGTGGTCCTCGCTGATCTTGTCCTCGTCGTCGATCTCACGACCGTCGCCGATGAGGACGGCCCTCGCGAGCTCCTCCTCGAGCATGAGCCGCATCTCCGCCTTGAGCCAGGCGACGACGTCGAGGTCCGTGATGTCCAGCATGTCGTCACGGTCGAGCTTCTGCTTCTTGTAGACCGTGGTCGGCGTCGTGATTCGACGCTGGAGCTTGATCCACTCTTCCTTCTTGAGCGTTCCCTTGACGTAACCCTTCGCTCGGGCCTCGTCGTGGGTGATGTCGGAGTGGAGGGTCTTGATCCGGCTGAACGGCGTGTGCTTGGTGCCGTTGATGACGCCGGCGACCCACTCTGTCTTGCGCTTGATGAACTCGGGGGCGTTGGTCAGCGCCTTGGCGTCCGGGAACAGAAGATCGATGTCCTCGATCCCGTACTCGACCGCGTGAGCGAGGAAGGCCTCCTTGAAGGAACCCATCTTCTTCGCAGACGCGACGATGTTGGTCAGCTGGTCGTGCGTCAGCGTCGCGCGCTGCTTGGCGGTTCCGTTTCGTCCCTGAGACTCGAAGACGTTCCTCGTCATCTCCTTGTTTCCTTCCTGGTGCTCGAGAGCACCGGAGTCGTCTTCCTCCGACTTGTCCTTCTTGTTCTCTTCGGAGTGCTCGAGCTTGTTCTTCTCGTCACCACCGGTCGAGGACTGCTTGACACCAGCCTCCTCGAGAGCAGCGCCGATCATGTAGTGAACGACGTCCTTCTGCTTGTCAGTGAGAGTGTCGTAGATGTCCTGGACGGTCTCGCCATCGTCAGAACCATCGTCCGAACCGTCTGCGTGCTCGATCTCGAGACCGCTGTAGATGATGGCCTCGTCCTCGAGGGTCTCGACCTCGCCATCGCTATGAGCGATAGACACATAGTCGATCTTTGCACCAGGGTTTGCGCCAGAAAGGACAAGACTGACCTCCCTGATCACGCCGTGGAAGACCTGCTTGCTCTTCTCCACCAGCTTGTTCGCCCAGATGGAGAGGGACTCGACGTCGCCGTGCCGAACCAGTGCGCGAGCGTTCTGCCCAGAAGGGGTGTCGTTGAAGAACCCGTAGGCGTAGAGACCATCGCCACGGTTCTCGAGGATCGCGTGACCGAGAACGTTGGTGTTCTCCTCGTGTCCGTGCTGCCAGACCAGCGGAACCCGAGTGCCGTCGTGATGCTTGAACGCATCCGGCATGATGGTCCTACCGTCGGAGCACTTGAGCCCTGCCTTGGTGGCGTATCCGGAGAAATCCGGTTCCATTTTGACAGTTCTCCTTCCGTTTGAAAACTAGGCTCCGACGTCAACTTCTTGCGGAGCTGCCGATTTGTCGTCTGGTTGTGGCATGTTGCTGTTTCGAAGTTCGTCGGCCTTCGGATCTGTCGACGGACGGAAACCGATGATCGAACGAATCTCGTTTGCCGACAGAACTTCGTTTCGAGTGAACTTATCGGCAATTTCAGCGATGTTCTCGACAGGGACTAAGCTGAATGGATCTCTGAAGAACGCGATGGTCTGTTTCTGGGAACGAGCAGTCTTCGTAAGGAACGATCGCCGCATCGCTTCGGTGATAGCGTTCACAATTGGGTGAATCGTTCTATTGTGGTAGTTCAGCATGGCCTTCTCGTCGGCCGTGCCGTTCATAACTTCCTCGGTCAGACCAAGTTGAGCGTATAGCATGGCCGTGAGGTATTCGACCTGCTTGAGTAGGTTGTTCTCTGCTGGCCGATTCAGCTGGGTAATCTTCTCTGTCGCATCGGCGTAGGCAATGCCGTACTGGCTGCCCTTCAACTGGAACTCGATGTCCTTACGGCGCGCCTCAGCCTGCTCTCGCTTGGCGTCGGACTTGATTGCGTAAGGCAACTGGATGATGATATCGAGTCTTCCCGACCCAGACTGTTCATCGATGGTGTCGAGAAGATTCAGCTTTCTGATCAGTCTCTGAAGAGTTGAGTTCGGCTCGTTCATCACCGAGTACAGAGGGTTTTCGACAATCGCAGTAGCCTTCTTGGCGACCACAACGTCTTCTCTACGTCCGATCTTCTCGTTGTAGAGGCTGACCCGAACGTGTTCTGGGTGCCAAGCAACGATGTCGCCGACCCGCATTGTCTTGATGTCGTAGCCACCAGAAGTCTGCGGATTGATCGTCGTGTCGACAGGAACGATCGCAGCGACCCCTCTGTCGAAGAGCGTCATAGCGATGTCCTGGCGAAACTGAGTGGCTGCCTGGTCGAGATTCGCTTCGACAGTCAGACATTCGTTCAATCCACTCGGAACATCTTCTAGATACTGACCTTGGTCATCTGTTCGGATGTGTCTGATCTGTGTCGCGGCGACATCGATGCTCAGGCGAGTGTAGATTGAGGAGATGATCGAACGCTCGTTGGATAGATGGATTCTCACACGGTCTGGTCTGTGACCGTAAGCCGCTCCATACTCGCCATAGGAGTGAACTCTGTGAGATGTGTCCTCGTTTCGGAACACGTTCCACGCATGTGCTAAACGAGCAAGAATTCCTGCCATGTCACCTCCTCTCCATGGCGAATTCTCTGGCGACGAATATCCTGATCCGACATCTTACTTTTGCCGGAACTGGTTCGATTCTTCCGAACCCCCCACTTCATACCTTTGATACCGAAGTGGGATAACTCATCATGCTGAACGCTAACACCTAGATCTTTCAGAACATCACTCAAATATCTTGCGCCTCTTTCCGTTCGACGCTTAGATACTTGATTTGCCACTTGAGAATATGTAGTCTTTGCGTTTCGCATGACTACACGATCGATTCCAGACTTTTTAGCATACATAGCTCCGCCAACAAGCATTGTTGCGGCCAAAGAAGCGTATCTGGCGTTCCCATTCAAAACATTCTTCACACCGCGAGCTGTTTTTGCCGTTCCTCCGACAACGTCCTTACGCTTTCGCTCGCTCCGAGCTTTAGAGACATGTTTCGACATATCTTGCGTACTCAGATGCCTATCAAAGGCTTTCTTATAAGCCGGATTCCTACTAGACTTTGCTTCGACTGTGTTTTTGATCAGTTTCCGTCTTGTACCTGCGCCTTGGCCATAGAACACCTTAGCTCTGGCGAATTCTTGAGCGTCCTTCTTGGCTTCTCGGTCCGTTCGCCTTGAAACTCCACTAGAACGATCTTTCCGAACGCCCCACTTCATGCCTTTGACGCCGAAGTGGGCTACGTATC